GTTTGCTAACGAGCAATGTAGTCAACTCATTAACTGTGTTGTCTAGGTGTGTCTCTAGATGTAACTCTCGTACTATGCTCACTTATCCCCCTCTAATAGTTCTTTTAATTCTTCATCTATGTCTACCATATGTTGCTTAATGATTGCATCTTCAACTAAGCCTTTCATCTGTGTTACATCTGTCTGTGCTGCGTACAATGTAGCGTATGTCATCTCAGTAATATCTTTGACGAGTGCTACATCTTCTGCATTCCTGTACAGTTTCTCCAGTAAAGAACCAAGAAGTAACGAGTAACCATTTGGTAGTTTAAGTATCGGGTCAAAGACATCATCTTCATCGTCCATGAGATGATTAACTGCATCAAATATGTTATCAAAATGTGTGCCACATATCTTGCACTGCGGAATTTCAATCAACGTTTAACCCCATTTTTTCTCTGATAAATTGCGCTCCGTGTCGGATATAAGCACTGTTAACATCTTCTCCGTCTCCAAATGTGACTGTAGTGACAGGAAGTTCTCGGGAGAGGCTTGCTGCGAACTCACGCCCAGGGGCATCTCCGTCGGCGAAGACAAAGACTCTCTCAAAATCTGCAAGCAATCTTGTATAGTGCTTCTTCCAACTGTTGGCTCCTGGAACTCCGACACAGGGGATACCGACGAGTTTAGACATTGTGAGTGTGTCAAGTTCTCCTTCACAGACACCAATCCAATCTCCTGCGATTTCAATATCAAGTACGTTGTACATGCGAGTATCAACACCAACCATACCCATATACTTTGGCTCAACAGCAGGGTTAAGAGAGCGAAAACGCAAATCCACAACGCCAGTTTTAGTGATATACGGAATACTAAGCCGTCCTGTGTACTGTTCATGTCCAGGTTCAGGCTCCTCTACTACGCCTAATCGCGCCAGACGCGCTACTTCCCTTGTTATTCCCCGACTTGCTAGGTAATCTTCCGCCTGAGAGATGCTTCCCGCGTACTTGTTGGCTGCTCTCCCCAGTAATTCCTTCTGCGATAGACTTTGCTTCACGTATATCACACCTCTCTTGCTTAGCAATTATCTGGATACTGTTACCTTGCATACCACATGCGAAGCAATTAAATATATTCTGCTTTGTATTAAAACTTGCACTTGCGTGACTATCATTATGGAACGGACACTTGATGTTGACTTGACCAGATGCACGATTGATGTTGGCACCATAGTGCTTCAACACCGATACTATGTCTGGTAAGTCATCCACCAAATACATCGCCCAACCTTAATACTAGATACGAATCTTCTATGGACTTGCCTCTTGCTTTGATTAAGAGTGCCGCCAAGACGGCGGTCTCTCCCAAACCTCTGGATGCGGCGTAATGGTTGGCTTCCGTTTGGGCTTCTCTACTCCAACCACTGAGGTCGATGGCGTTGCCTGCACCTGGCGCTTTGCATTCGATAACGCCAATTCTACCAAGGAAGCCTGAGCGTACAACAACGTCGCCCTCGTCTTTTGCACCTGTTCGAGCAAGTCGCTCAGAATCGTATCCATTTGCTCGAAACCAATCTCTGATGTCTGTTTCATATGTTGCTCCTCTAGCCTTGTGTGATTTTCTAGTTGTCATACGTTCTCTGGAATGTCGTCGATGTACATGTACTCTGGATTAAATGCTAGCCATGTCATGAGAGTTCCGTTCGCATCTGCTCTTCCGTAGCGATTCTTGACTGATGCCACGCCCATCGATGTGCCAACTGTGCCAAGCGTGCATATGAGGGCAGGTAACTGAGAAACTTTCCCTTGTATTGCGCTTCTTGGCTGACAAGGATTTCCAGGAACTGCTTCCGAAGTGTGATGTAGTACCACAATCGCAGCGTTAGTGTCTCTCGCAAGGAACTTCAACTCCTTCATAATTGCTCTCATTGAAGCGAACTCTTCGCCTCCGTCTGTTGCAACATCCATAAGGTTGTCCAAGATAATGAGGTGAGGACTGCATCCCCATAGTTCCTCAAAGGCTTGGACTTCCTCATCGATGTCTTCTAAGGTTGGTGATGATTCGAAGGACCAGACTATGTGGTTTCCTTTTTGGAGGACTGCTTTAGTCCAACCAACATCAGTATTAAGTTTCTGTTCCACATCTGACTGACTCTTCCCCGAAATCATAGATGCTAGGCGCATAGCCATCGTGTGTGCATTGGTATCCGCAGATATGTACAATGTTGGCACGTTGGTTTTGAGTGCAAGTGCTAGGGCTAGTGTTGATTTACCAGCACCAGGAGCACCTGCAAACATAGAAACTTCTGAACGACGAATAATAATCTTGTTCGCTTCGAATGCTCTAAACGAACTAGGTAAAGGTTCCCCTCCAATAGAGGCACGTCCTACTGAGCGTACTAGTGTTCTCATTGGTACCCCTTCCTAGTTAATTTAAAATGGAAACTCTTCTGGTATTAGTTGACTGGCTTGCATTGGTCCGCGCCCTGAGGCATCGGACATACCCACATTGCGTATGGATTTCCTGTCTTGCTCGAGATTCCCGACTTGTACTTGCGAGGTCCGTGCTGGCATGTTGGTCCACCCTGTGACTGGGTTACTGGAGCCGTAGCGGACGGAGCCTGCGCCTGGGGTGGTACTGAGTAAGGCGGTGGCGTTGTGCTTTCGGTGGAAAGCGATGTCGATAAAGGGGCGGCTGTGCCTACCCCCGATAGTAAGCGTTGCGTTGCAGTAATCTGTGTGGCAAAGTCACCAATGCCTTCTAGTAGTACACTTAGTTCATCCGCTGATTGCGCACGAACGTTGATTAGGTCGCCTGTGTTTAACTTGTATGATACTTGTAACTTCCAGTCTTCGGCCATTTATTTATCCTTCTTTATAGAGAATTGACAGTACTCGGTTAACCCGCACATGTACTGGCAACTGTTTGTGTTGGGCAAGAATATCGCAGCCTTGCGGGCAGCGTCGAATTGCGTGATTAGATACTCCATCTTTTCGTACGTGTACTCAGAGAGGTCCACCATCTCGGATATGTTATTACCGCGAGACATGTAGTAGGTTCCCCACTTGACCTCGATACCGAACTGTTGTTCCAGTCCTAGTTTGTAGAAGCCAAGTTGTAGACTACTAGTTGGTGTGTTCTGTGATGTCTTGAGGTCAACGATGACCAGTTCCCCATTGACTTCGAATACGCGGTCAATAATCATCTTGACTGGTACGTCGTTGACGACAGGGGTTAGCGCAAGTTCGATGCCTGGGTTGCCATCTGGTGCTGTCCAGATTTTCCAGTCAGGGTTAGTCTTGCGCCATGCGATGTAGCCTTCCACCCAACGTGGTCCTGCTGCTTGCCAGAAGGTCTGGTCTTCCTTATTAGGATTAGCCTTGGTAGCACGACCACCAACGCGAGCATTGGTTAGGTCGACATCGCCCTTACAGAGGTCCCAAGCGGTAGACCATAGTGCATTTGGCGTACTCACATGTTCTCCTTGTCGTAGTTCTCACATGCTAGGTGGAATGCTGAGCCTCCAACGGACCAGACGGATGGGGCTTCTTCCTTGTTGAGGAGTCTGCCGAGATAGTACTGATACCCACAGGTTAAGTAGGTTGTGAACGCAGAGTAAGACATATGCTCTGGTAGTGTATATTCTTCTAGTTTGATTGACATAGGTAGAAGTATACAGGTGGGCATGGGTATCGTCGCCTTCCGACGTTAGGGTAGTGGCTCTGTATACTTAGTTATGTAAGTAATTATATAAAGGCCTTCGGCCTTATATGTTAATTATATAATATATTATATCTAAGGAGTACTATGTCAAATTTCATTGAAACGTTTGCAGCATCACTACTGGGTATCACAACCTTCTACCTAGTGGAGGCATTATATTACGACATTAAGGCACGCGTCAGGGGAAAGCAATACACGCTTTACCTGGAAGAACTTGAGGAAGAACTAGAGCGCTAACCTCTAGAAACGACAAAAGACCCCCTCGCCCTAGTGTAATCACTAAGGTAAGGGGGTTTCTTGTCTTAAAACAGCCTTGGAAGGCTTATTAGGGCTACTTCTTGGTAATACCGAACTCTGTTGAGTTGGTGTCTAGAGCCTTTAGTAGGGGTCCTGCGACCGCTGCGACTGCTGCAGATAGTAGTGCCTTTGGTTCCGTAACTCCTGCAAGATATAGGGCAATTACGGATGCAATTGCTGCACGCAGATATGTTGAAGCAATTGCTTCTAACTTCTTCTTGTTCATTTGTTCTCCTTTTTTGGTAGAGGCTTAACTGCTGCCTTTACCTTGTTGATGGTTGTAGGGGTACCCAACCAAGGGAACCAATTGGAAGTATCATTTCCGCAGTTATCCTTGATTGAAACGTGGACGTGCTTATTATGCTTATTGGGACCTGTGTATTCACGGTCTCCCTTTTCAGCACTCCAGATACGTCCCTTAAAAATTAAATACTTTACGCGCTTATCAGACTTGAGGCGTGCGTAAACTTCGTCACAATCCATGCCAAATACTGGGTCGTGGGTTAGGTCCACCGCATACCCTGTATTCCGA